AGTCGTCAAACAGTTTAAATTATCTGAGGATCGAAAGAAAATTGACAGGAAGGTCTACTTACATTGTGCATTCAAGATAGAATTTCTACCTACCACAGAGATTAGAAGCGGAAAAGGGAGGGTCTTTCAGATACCACCTATTGACTTACTCTACTCTCAACTGAAATTTGGAAAGAAGATATCACTAAGGATCAAGAATTTTCATTGGTCTAAGTACGGATTTAACCCTTATTCAGGTGGTTTCAACAAGTTGGCCCAAGATTTGTTGAAGAAAGTCTGGCGAGGATGCTATGATGTGAGCGGATGGGACAAGTTCCTATGTGTTTTACGGGATCTATATGCTTTGTTGAAAAACAGAGCTGGATTAAACGAAGAGCAAGTTGAAGAGTTTCTCTGGATGGCAAACAATACCTATTGTTTTCTTTTGAAGATTATGAATGGTACCGTCCTTTTTAAGGACTACGGCAACGCGTCTGGTTCTGGAACGACCACTAGAGATAACATACTCGCTCATATCCTGGTTTTTGCATCAGGGCTTTACTTAGCATATTACCACAAGAATGGTCATTTTCCTAGTTTTGCAACTGTTTTTGAACAAGTGGTTGCTCTTTTTGGTGATGATAATGTGTTTTCACTTGATGAAGATTTTTCACTCATGTGTACAGAGGAGTTCCTAAGAGAACACCTGGCGCAGTTTGGATTGAAATTGAAGTTTTTCTTTGGAGGCAAGAACTATCCATTGGAGAAATTAAGTTTCTTAGGTGCTCATTTCGTTCAGAAGAATGGAATGTGGTACCCACATTACGATCCGAGAAGATTAGCTACTTCCATGATCTATGAATTAGGCGGGAGTAAAACGTTAAATGTCGAAAAGACGTTAGGGAAGATCTTCGTTTTAACGGTGATGAGCTACCCAACTGAACATTGGAACCTATTTAGAGAAGCGTACTCTGACTTTCTAAATCACCCCACTGTTCGTGCAATGAGTTCGAACTCCACAGTCGGGACTTATATTGGACTCGGCGTTCCTGATGACCCATTGATGGAATCCTTTTACCAAGGTTTGGAGGCTGGATGCCCCTGTGATTCTGTTAGTTTTTTGAAGAATCACTTCACCACTCATTGCTAGCACTTTGTTGCTATTTGTTTTATTCTTCTTAATGATGGTACCACACTCGAACCGGACGGTTTAAGAATGAAA